GCACTGGCAACCATTGAAGAACTTTCCGCTAGAGTGTCTGCATTAGAAGCAAAATAATACAAATATATAGGGAAATAAAATGAGCCTGACAAAAGTATCTTATTCAATGATAACTGGCGCACCAGCCAATATTCTTGATTTTGGGACTAACACTACCCCAGGCACAACCGATATGTCGCCAGCACTTACGGCGGCGCTTGCAACTGGCAGATCAGTTTTTATTCCAGCAGGGACTTATAAATTAGCGTCAACAGTAAATTTAACTGGCCTTGAAGGTCAAATTGTTTTTGGCGAAGGCCCAACAAATACTTATATTTACACGCCAACAGGCGGTGACCCTGCATTTGCAACCACGGCATATCGGTTGATAACCCTTAGAGACTTAGCAATTTTTGGCGTTGATGGTTCTTCAATTGGTTTGTTACTAGGTACTAGAGGCGTAGACCCAGGCGGTGCGGGGTCAACATTTGCAAATTCAATTCGCGTAAGCAACATAAGATTTGCAAATTGTTTTAGAGGCATATACGCATTTGGGATGAACGTATGCAGTTTTCGGGATTGTTTTTTTGAAGTTTGCACCATCGGTTTATACGTTCAACCTGTTGGCCCTGGAAATTGCAACGCAAACAATTTTGACAATATGCAGTTCTATGGGTGTGGTACAGCATTTCAGTTTTTAGCAAACGCTGATGCTGGCGTTAATGCAAGTGAAAATAATTTTGTGGGCGGTATGGAGGCTTGCACAACTGCAACATTTTCTGTACGAGGTTATGCCAACACGTTTAATCTTTGGCTAGATGGTCAATCAGCCTCGCCTGGAACTCCAACAGTAAACACGTTGGAATCAAACTTTTACGTCATTCGTAACGGGGGCGGCATTGCAATGCCAACATTTGGCCTAAGCAAACTTATTAATTTTGCAGGCGGCAATATTGTTGATCAAAATGCTTGGTTAACTAAACCCGCAGTCAATGGCGGCACAGTTTTAGATTGCACAAATGGTCAAGCGGCGGTAATTCAAAACAGTCAAATTTTTGGTACAGGCGACAATTCGCAAGTGTTGATAAAAAACACAAATGCTATGTCACAAGGGTCTGTCTTGGTTCAATGTTTGCAAGACGTACCCGTTGGATACAAAGTGACTTTGGTATGTGCCCAAAACAATACGGGAATTATTCTTCAAATTCCTAGTTCTGGAACATGGACATATTATGGTTTTGCCGCCAACGATGTAATTTTTGGAACTGTTGCAGTTGGCACTACTTACACAATTTTGAAATTTGATACGACCACATTGGTTAGATTGATTTAATTTAGGAGAAATCATGGCAATTCAAAAAACAATTCAGCACACACCAGATGGATTTGAAACACCTTCTGTTTTAAATAACGCTTATATTCGCGTTGAGGGTTTTCATGGAGATAAAAATAGAATTTCTATCAATGTTGTTTTTTACAAAAAACAAGATGATATTATGGTTCAAGCCTTGGCAAAGTTTTATTCGTTTAGTCCTTTAATGGATGGTGGTAATTTCATTAAACAAGGCTACATTCATTTAAAAACTTTGCCAGAATTTGCTGGCGCAACTGATTGTTAAACTAAAGCCCACAAGGAGTCCTAAATGTCCACCAATTCACAAATTGCATTTGCGCCACTTGGCGAAACAGTAGTAGTTCCTGCGGCGGCAAGTGCCCCTACTGGCGTTCAAGCATTGGTTAGCGGCAGGTTAGATGCACAGGGAACAGGTCAATACCGCATCATCAACGACAGCACCTACACGGTGTTTCTGGGCGTTGGTACGACTGCGGCATTGGCTACGGCAAACGCTGTTGCACCAGTATCAGGAAACCCAAGTCCAGCCATTGTGCTTGTGCCTGGGGCTGTGGAGATTCTGCGTTTTGCTCGCACATCTTATTTCAGCGGTCTTGCAACAGCGGCGGCAACTGTCTACATCGTGCAGGGCGAGGGCATTTAATGCTTGAGGATACCGACACACGACTGGCGGTACATGAGGCGGTATGTGCTGAGAGGTATACCGCCATTGAAAAGTCATTTGAGTCTGGTTCACAACGCATGACCCGTATAGAGTATTTGCTATATGTGGTGATTGCGGCTGTGTTGCTTGGCCCTGGTTTTGCTGGTGAACTGGTTAAGAAAATACTGGGGTTGTAAATTGACCCAATCACGGCATTTGCACTCTGCAAAAGTGCCTATGAAGGCATCAAGGGTTGCATTGCCGTATACCAAGACCTGAAGAAAACTGGCAATGACTTGACCAAAATCACCAGCGAGGTTGGTGGGGCACTGTCAAACTTTTTCAAGGGTCAAGCGGAACTCGAATCCAGCCATGAAAAAGCAGAGTTTCAGCGAGAAGAAAACAAGCGAAAGGGAATCAAAGACGATCTTGCCACACAAGCCATAGACAATGTGATGTTTCTTAGGCAGACCAAACAGTTTTACGCCGACCTTGAGAAAATGGTGCGCTGGGAAATGGGACAACCTGATCTCTGGCGTGAAATTGTTGAGGAGTATCAAAAGCTGTTGGACCAGAAATCAGAGCAAGCGGCTCTGGAACTGCATCAAAAGCGGGTAAAAGCATGGCGGCAACAAAGGTTAAAAAATCAGATACTGGACAGAGTGCTGGAAACAGTGGCGGTGGTTTTCGTAGTCGCTTACCTGATATGCCTAATGTGGATAATCAATCTCAATCATCAGGGTCGTTTGGATACCTTCTGGTTTTAGTCTTGTTCGCACTGGTTTTTGTGTTGGTCTTGCCCCTTGTTGGGATGATGTATGTGGACACGATGGTAGTGAAGCGGGAGGCCAAAGCCCAAATGGAAAAGGTGGAAAAACTGCGTAAGCAGGTTGAAGAAGCTCAAAAGAAGATACAAAATGATTGACCTTACCAAAGTCATTGGAGCATTTGCCGCAAGCGTTGCCGCGTTAGGCGGCAGTTACACACTTGCCGATAAATTTGGTTGGTTTGATCGGGCCATTCTTGAATGGTCACCAGAGCATTTTAAAATTGTTGCAGAGACTGGACAGCCCATCAATGTCACAGTTGCACGAATAAAAAAGCGGGACGATTGTTCTGTGGAAAGTTTCACCCCAAGCATCCGTGATGCATCTGGTATGGTGCATGAAGCAACCACCACCGCCAGTAGATTTAGCGGCCCAGCAGGGCCAGAAATTGATACATTTACATATCAGTTGACGATGGTGCAAAAAGAAAAAATTGCCAACGGTAAAGCCACTTTGCTGGCAACCATCAAATACAAATGCCCAGAGGGTGAACGTGTTGTGCAATACCCCCGTCATGCCAATCTAAGTTTTGAACTGAAAGGTTAAATAATGCTTACTCTTTTTTCATCTCTCATCAGCTTCCTAATGGGAGGTTTACCAAAAATTCTTGAATTCATCCAAGACAAGTCTGACAAAAAGCACGAACTTGCATTGGCGGCAATGCAGACTGAGCGTGAGCTGACTCTCAAAAAAGCTGGCCTAGAAGCGCAAGAGCGCATAGAATACATCCAAACTGAGCAAATACAGATTAATGCAGATGTGCAGATGGCACAGACCCAGATGCAAGAACGCCAAGCCTTATACGCCCATGATGTGGCACTAGGACAAGGCGCATCGACCTGGGTGATTGACATGAGGGCGGCGACCCGTAGCGTCATTACCTACGGGATGTTCATCATGTTTATGTTTGTCGAGGTCTTTGGTTTTTATTACGCTTGGCACACAGATGTAGCCTTTGATGTAGCACTAAACCATTTGTGGGATGATGAAACACAAATTATCTGGGCTTGTATTGTGTCGTTCTGGTTTGGTGGACAGGCGTTCAAAAAATGAACATCAGTGCCCAAGCTGTGGAGATGATTAAGCACCATGAAGGTGTGCGGTTTAAACCATATCGTTGCCCAGCAAAACTTTGGACAATAGGAGTCGGTCATGTACTTTACCCAGATCAAGGCAAAATGCCAGTCGATCAAAGAGATGGTTATGCGTTACGTCCAGAAGATAACCGCACGTTTTCAGCAGAGGAAGTAAATGCTATTCTCAGAAACGATCTTGCAAGGTTTGAGCGTGGAGTACACACTTTATTTCCTGTCGATCTCAGCCAAGGGATGTTTGACAGTCTTGTCAGCTTTTCTTTTAACTGCGGTCTTGGAACAACCCAGCGTTCAACGCTACGCCAAAAAGTACTTAGAGGTGACAAAGCGAGTGCTGGGGATGAGTTCCTAAAGTACATCAAGGGCGGTGGCAAAGTCCTGCCAGGGCTGGTTAAACGCCGCCAAGATGAACGGGCGTTATTCCTGCATCCATAGGATGATTTGTACAAATACCCAAGCAACCACAATAGTGACAGCCGCACCCAAGCACAGGATTAAAAACAAGCCCATCATGTGTTCTTCTCCTTGAGTTTGGCTTCAATGGCATCAAAAGCTGGTTTACCAATAATCATTTCGCAAGCATCTTCAATGTCATTGCGCTGTTGTTCAGTCAGCCCTACCCATGTGCGCTGTGGTGGCTGTGCCAATCGTTCTTTGAGTGCGGCAATGGCTTTTTCATAGATTGAACCACGCTCAATCATTAGCGTTTCCAACGCCTCCAACGCCAGCTTCATTGTTTCTTTTTCAGTCATGTGCCACCACCCATATTGCTTTGCCGCCAGTAGGCTCACAATCATCAAAATTTAGTCTTATGTACTGCTGTCCCGGCACACCAGCAGATTGGACATAGCCTTGAATGCCCCAACTCTTGAGTTCTGTCACCACCACCATGCAAGCTCCAAACATTTCTTTGTCTGGAGATACTTGCACAATGTCTCCAACTTTTAAATCTTGTGTCATTTCTTCATTCCTCTTACATAAGCTGTAAACGATTGAATCGTGTCTTTGCCAAACGCTAGAGTGCATTTCTCAATGTTTTGGGCAACTTCTTCAATCACATCATTGCGGTGCAAGTGGACAAACTCAGCAGGGTGTGAGTGCACATCCATGTGTGCGATCTGGCGCTTGCGGTTGCCACTAGTATGTTGCCAATGACCTTGTTTTAAAGCCATTTCTTCAAATGCTTCATCTTCATCAGTCATAGTAACTCCCGCTGTACAGGTACAAAACGCCATTCGCGTTCTGCCCTGCCTGACTTTGATTTAGTGACTTGCCCAGTTAACTCCACCAAACCAATCTTGGCTAACTCAGGCAAGCGTCTAGCCACTTGATTGCCATCCAGTCCAGTCAATTCAGCAATGCCATCTTTTCCCCTTGCGCCAAAACGCTGGAGACAACCTACGATCAAGTCAAAGTGTTGTCGTGCCAAGTCTTGTGTTTGATCTGCGGCGGCATGACTGGTGGATGGGTCTAGTGATCGTGCCCGTTTAAAAAGCAAGGTCATCATCAAACTCCTTTGTTTGTTTGCTTTCGTAAGGTTTGGGGTCGTAGCAGTTTGCCCAACCATCCCACCCACCCTTGGGAAGGGGTATCACATCTAACTTAATTTTGAGGTTGCCGTTATCTTCAAACACTGTGCCGATGTTTTGATAGCGTTTCTTTTCCTCGCCCATTTTGTTGATGTATGAGCCAGTAACCACGGTTATATCTTTAATCTTTTTCATGCAAGGCTTTCAAGTTGTTGGATTTTCAGTTCTACTTCACGCAAAAATTGAGTGACCATGTTTTCAAGGTGCTGGATAATTTCTTTGTCAGCCATTACACGCTTGATGAATAATTTGTGCTTTTCGGGCATCCGTGGGTCAAAAGATACAAAGTCGCACCAGGGTCGTTCTGTGCAAGCCATCTGCCACATCATTTGTGTGATGTACGTTTCTGGCACTTTTTGGTCAAGCAAAGTTGCAATGTGGGTGGCAGTATTGGGGCATTTGATCTCCACCAAACCATCGTCCGCCAGCCCATCAGGTGATGCGCCAGACAT